CATACATGCTGATTGCAGCAACACTATTTCAAAATTATTCTAAAGAAACAAGATTACAATGGGTTAAGGATTATTATAATGCGGTATCTGATCATGACATTAGTTTGCCTACCCCCATTATGGCTGGTGTACGCACACCACAAAAACAATTTAGTTCGTGCGTTCTCATTGAGACTGATGATAGCTTGGACAGTATTAATGCTACTGCTAGCAGTATCGTACGATACGTCAGCCAAAAAGCCGGAATTGGTATTGGAGCAGGACGAATTAGGGCATTGGGTTCGCCTATTAGGAGCGGAGACGCCTACCACACGGGTGTAATTCCTTTTTACAAACACTTTCAAAGTGCAACTCGTAGTTGCAGTCAGGGCGGAGTACGCAATGGCGCTGCCACTTTGTATTATCCCATATGGCATTTGGAAGTAGAAGACTTGTTGGTGCTTAAAAACAATAAAGGCACTGAAGATAATCGCGTACGACACATGGACTATGGTGTACAGTTTAACAAACTAATGTACGAACGATTGATCACTGGTGGTGACATTACTTGTTTTAGTCCGCACGATGTTCCAGAACTATATGAAGCATTCTTTAATGATCAAGATAAATTTAAAGAACTGTATGAACGTGCAGAACGCAATACCAAACTACGTAAAAAAACTTATAAGGCACTAGACTTATTTGGTCGCTTCATGCAGGAGCGTAAAGATACAGGCAGAGTTTATTTAATGAACGTGGATCACGCTAATACTCATAGTCCTTTTAAAGAAAAAATTGCTCCTATTAAAATGAGTAATTTGTGTACTGAGATTGACTTGCCCACAGTGCCACTTAAAGATCTAAACGACCCCAATGGTAGAATTGCACTGTGTACACTGAGTGCAACCAATTGGGGAAATATTAAAAGTCCAAAAGACTTTGAACGTATGTGTACATTGGCAGTACGGGGATTGGATGCATTGCTGAGTTATCAGCACTATCCAGTGTTGGCTGCTAAATTAGCCACAGATGAATTTAGACCATTGGGAATTGGCATTATTAATTTTGCATATTTCTTGGCCAAACACGATGTCAGCTACAGCGATCCACGTGCCTTGGCGTTGGTTGACGAATATGCCGAAGCATGGAGCTACTACTTGATCAAAGCCAGTGTGGATCTTGCCAAAGAACAAGGAGCTTGTGGTCGTTGGAAAGATTTAAAGTCAGCTGATGGTATTTTGCCAATCGACACACGTAAGTCGGAAGTTGATGAATTGGTTCCACATCAAGAGCGTATGGATTGGCAAAGTCTGCGGGAAGATGCAGCACAGTACGGGCAAAGAAATGCCACCTTAATGGCGTTAATGCCTGCCGAAACGTCTGCACAGATTAGTAACAGCACAAATGGCATTGAACCTCCACGTAGTTATGTCAGTGTTAAACAGAGTAAGCATGGTGTGTTGAAACAAGTTGTTCCTGAGTATAGAAAATTAAAAAACAAATATGAACTTTTATGGGATCAAAAGTCCCCCGAAGGATATTTGAAAATTTGTGCAGTGCTTCAAAAATATATCGATCAGGGTATTAGTGTTAACACCAGTTACAATCCACATCATTATGAAGATGAAAAAATTCCAATGAGTGAAATGATTGGCCACTTGTTATTATGCTATAAGTATGGTACTAAGCAGCTATACTATTTTAACACCATGGATGGTCAAGGTGAAATTGACATCGATAAATTAGCAGTTAAAAAAGAACTTACTATACCTGTCGATCAAGAAGACTGCGATAGTTGCGTCATTTAAGGAAATATAATATGAAAAAAATCTTTTCGATACTTTTATTTGTTTTTGCAATACCGGTGTTTGCACAACAGCCATCGCTTACTATCTGTCAAGGCAAGTTTGCGTTATGTGCCGCAAGCACTTGCACCAAGACAGGAAAAACTATCACCACCAATAACGGTGTAACGTATCCCGAAGTTGTATGTAAGTGCCCTGTACTAGAAGGTCCCAGCATTGCTGATTTAAGTGCAGGTGTCATGAAAGGTAGTTGTAGCGTCGACGATCCAACAACACAAGTTTGGAGTCTATTTGCACCACGTTTAGTTGAAGGATTTCATTATCCACAAGAAGCCAATAACTTTGTAAGAACTCCTCCCAGTGCCACTAAAGCCAAAATTCAAAGTTGTCCTGGTGCAATTGCTGAAGGATCTACTAACTGCTGGGGCATGATGTGTAAGTATGATAAGAATCCAACAAATGGAACCGTAACTGCTACTTGTAGTTGTCCAATTGGCCAAATTGCTAAAGGCACAGAATTTTTAACAGAAGCGGGACAAGGTAATAAAGCGGCCTGTGCAAAACATCCAGTGGCCGCACCGAACCCACTGGCAACACCGACTAATCCGACAAAGTAAGGAATCGAATTTAAAATGAGCGTTTTTAATATTAATAACAAAGGTGATCACACCAAAGCATTGGCATTTTTAGATCCAAACGGACCTGTAAATATTCAACGTTACGAAACGTTAAAATATAGACAGTTTGAAAAATTAACAGATAAACAACTAGGCTTTTTTTGGAGACCCGAAGAAGTTGATTTGTTACGTGACGCCAAAGATTTTAAAGAACTGACTGCATTTGAACAGCACATCTTTACCAGTAACTTAAAGCGACAAATTCTACTAGACAGTGTTCAAGGTCGTAGTCCTAATTTAGCGTTACTGCCACTGGCCACAATTCCTGAATTAGAAACTTGGATCGAAACTTGGGCATTCAATGAAACTATTCATAGTCGTAGTTATACACACATTATTCGAAATGTTTTCAGTGATCCCAGTAAAGTATTTGACGACTTGTTAACCATTGAGCCTATTGTTGCATGTGCTAAAGATATTGGTCGATATTACGACGACTTAATTCAGGCCAGTCTTTGGTATCAGACACTGGGGGTAGGCAAGCACACTGTTAACGGTAAGGAAATCATTGTTGATCTTTATGAATTAAAGAAAAAATTGTGGTTGTGTTTAAATTCTGTCAATGCATTAGAAGGCATAAGATTTTATGTAAGTTTTGCCTGCTCGTGGGCATTTGCTGAATTAAAGAAAATGGAAGGCAATGCAAAAACTATCAAATTGATTGCCAGAGATGAAAATATTCATCTTGGTAGTACGCAGACATTGATTAAGTTGCTACCACAAGACGACCCCGATTATGCAAAATTAAAAATAGAAACAAAGCAAGAATGTGAACGTATATTTCTAAATGCTGCCGAACAAGAAAAAACTTGGGCAGAATATTTGTTCAAAGATGGATCGATGATAGGATTGAACACACAATTATTATGTCAGTATGTTGATTGGTTAACTTGTAAACGAATGACGGCTGTGGGATTAGATTGCGGAATCAAACCCGGAAGTAATCCGTTACCTTGGACTGCTAAGTGGATTGCAGGAGCCGAAGTTCAAGTCGCACCTCAGGAGACAGAGATAAGTAGCTATGTGATCGGCGGAACCAAGCAGGACGTCGATCAAAGTACATTCAAAGGATTCACATTATAATGATTATTGTATACACAAAAAATAACTGCCCGTTTTGCGAACAAACAAAATACTTTTTAGATAATAAAAAGGTCTCTTATTCAGTCGTAAATATCGACGATGATGCCAATGCAAAACAATTTGTAATAGATCAAGGCCACAGAACAGTGCCACAAATTTATAATGACGATACACTAATAGTCGAAGGCGGCTATAACGGTCTTGTCAAACTAACTGAAGATCAATTAAAGGAAAAATTCGGTGTTACAATCTAAAGGATACCAACCAGGAACTATTGCCTGTTTTAAATTAGTAAATGGCGACGAAGTTGTTGCTAAAATTGTCGACGCTCATTTAATGGGCTGGACGGTAAACAGACCTTGCACAGTTATACCAAGTCCACAAGGGTTAGGTTTGATGCAAAGTCTATTTTCTGGTGATATAAATAAAGATGTAGAGCTTAAAAAGGAGCATGTAATGATGCACTCTCCAGTAATTAAGCAACTAGAGGATCATTATTTACAGACTACTACTGGGATTCAAACTGTAAGCAAAGGTCCTATTGTTATTTAAGGACGGTTATGTCAGTAGTTAGGTTAGGTGATCTTTTTGGTATGGGAGGTATTGTTACTGTCCCGGCTAGTTCTTCGGTTACAGTCAATGGAAGACCTGTGGCATTGCAAGGAGCAGTGTATACTCCACATATTGGTTGTTCGCCTAAAAAGCCACAGCATTGTATTGGTGTAATTTTCGATATACCTGCAGGAGTTACCATAGAAGGGCAAACACCTTTAACCAAAGGAGCTAAAGGAATTTGTGGTCATAGTCCAACTACAGCCAGTTCCGATGTATTCATAATAGGTGGTGGATTTGGTGTACTGGGCGCAGTTGCCGGCCTGGCACTGGGCGGAATTAATTTTGGAACATCGGATCTCGGAGGACTAGCTTCGGGCTTTGCTGATTTTGCAGCTCCTATTACAGACGGTTTAAGTTCATTGGGCTCGGCGGCAAGTGCAGCAGTCGGTGGAGGAATACTTGGTCAAATTGCATCAGGGGTAGCCACATCTACTGTCACTGGAATAGCAACAGGAACTGTCAACCGAGCACTAAATTAATTATGGCAACATCTTTTAACAGCACTATTCCTTCTCAATTTGCTGGAACTCAGCCTGCCATAGAGTCTGGCAATTTGAGTCCCCTCCAGCTGGCCGCGGCATATTATCTAAATCAGGGCATTGATATTCCTTTTTTTGTAAATGCAGCATTTGTAGAACAATTTAAAATTTTTTGTACCTCTGGCCAGGTTACTCCAGCGAACATTGCAGCCCCGGCTGGTGCTATTTCGGTGGTCAGCAGAGGCGACAATATTTACGTGCAAAAACCAGCAGTGGATTGCGGTCCAGATGACACTGATAGATATGAAGAACTATATATAGGACCAAGAAACAGTGTAGCACCAGACTCGTGGTCTTTTGACGGTACATTAGTCAGAGGCGGATCAGTGGCAGAAGGTGCCGGCGGACCATGGGGCACTGGGGGACTAACTAGTCAAGATCCTACTCCTAACAACGGAGAAGATCGAGAACCTGACATAGTTTCAAATGTTTTTGCAACTTATGGTACATCTAATACTATCACTGTAAACAACGGAATATCATAATGCCTTTAAATACTCTTGGACTTACTAGTGCCGGTCCAGCTACTCCATCTAGCAGTGCATTACCCACAGACAACAATTTTTATTACGATATATCACTGCCACAAAATTCTAATATACCGTCAGTAA